GGCGTATTTATTACTGGTGATTATTCCAATTTTGGACCCGGCTTAAATTCTGGGGTTCTTAGTCGCATGGCTAAAAACTTTATAGAATGGTATAAAGCAAATGGCGTAGAGGATCATAGGGTTATAGCCATACAAACGTCATTAATGATTGAATGCTGTAATGCAATTCATATCACTGGTGATTATGTGTGGCAGGCGCTCTCTGGAATTCCGTCAGGGTGTCCATTTACTGTTGAGTTAAATTCAGAAGTGAATAAGGGCTATATTTTGTTAGCATGGTTATATATTTTTGAACATCATCCCGTTTATCATTGTGCACATACTTTTTTTCAAAATGTTCGTTTAATTACATATGGGGATGATTTGTTAATGAAAGTGACGCATGATGTAAAAGACCAATTTAATAATTTAACATTATCGCATTTCTTTTCTAAATTTAATATTAAATTTACTGATGCGTCTAAACAAGGGAATATTCCATATGAAAATTCTCTAAAAAATTGTACTTTTTTAAAAAGGGGCTTTGTGCCCCACCCCAAATGGCGGCGAGAATGGCTCGCACCTTTAGATGAGGCTACTTCAGTGCGTGAAGTAGTCAACTGGATCCATAAAAATCCTAATAAGAAAGAAGCGACTGAAATCGCTATTGAGTCTTGTAATATGAATGCTTATGGTTTGGGTCCTGATAAATTTAATGTTATTCATAAAGAGCTTAATAAAGCTTTAATTTCACTTAAATCAACCGTAGTCTTACGCACATGGGAGGAAATTGATAAAATTTTCTTTAAAGACTACTATAATATTGTGTAGACTGTATTGTAACCCTTGTTATGTCTCCTGCGATCAGCTACTCCTTTGGAGTTTAGATCCGGTTTCGTCCGAGGATCGCAGGACAATGTTGTATATATTATACTTATTATTCTTTCCTTAATTATGTAGGTAGCGGGTTAGAATAGTTTGGGTTAAAAGTTGAGTTCAGGCTTCACCTGTGCTCAGATCTGTAAAGGTTGAGGCAACTGTAATCTAAAGATTACACTTGCGCCAGCGCTTACAGAGTGTTGCTACAAAAAAAAAAAAAAAAAAAAAAAAAAAAAAGGAAAAGGGG